CTATGGACTATCTTAGCCTTAGAACTGCCATACAGCAATTCACAGAAGTTGACGAACCTACGTTCGTCGCTAACATCCCTGTGTTTGTTCAGAACACCGAGGTAATAGTAAACAACAGCGTCCAGCTCCCTGCGTTTAGGCAGACTGCCACTCTATCGACCGTAGCAAGCAATCAGTATGTAACGCTGCCTTCTGGCTTTTTGTCTATGTTCTCGGTAGCCGTCATCAGCCCTACAGAGGGGTACGTATACCTGCTGAACAAGGATGTGAACTACATCAGAGAAGCCTATCCGTTTCCAGCGACTACCGGCCTTCCCACAACCTATGCGCTGAACGACGCAACTCAAATAGCGCTGGGGCCGACGCCTAATGCCGTCTACTCGCTGAACGTAAATTACTACGCTTACCCACCGAGTATCGTAACCGCAGGGACGAGCTGGCTGGGAGTCAACTTCTCCAATGTGCTGCTCTGGGGTACGCTAGTCGAAGCGTACATCTACCTCAAAGGCGAGCCTGAACTGATTCAAACCTATCAAGCCAAATTCCAAGAAGCTATGGCAGAACTGAAACAGTTGGGTGATGGTAAGAATAGAGGTGATACATACCGTAAAGGGCAAGTCAGGGATATGGTGACGTAATGGCTATTACCCAAAGTATTGTTTCGACATTCAAATCCGAACTATTCCAAGGCGTGCACAACTTCGCCACTGGCGGAGACACATTCAAGATTGCCTTATACACGGCTAGCGCCGATCTGAACTCTTCTACGGTAAGCTACACGGGCACCACGGGTGAGGTGCCTAACGGCAGTGGATACACCACGGGCGGAAACGTCTTAACAGGCCAAAGCATCGGGCAAGCAGGAACAACCACCTTCATAGACTTCAATGATTCTGTGTGGCTAGCGGCGTCATTCTCTGCGGCAGGAGCGTTGATCTATAACGACTCAGCTGTAGGCAAACCTGCGGTAGCGGTGCTCAATTTCGGCGGCACATACATGCCGACCAACAACACATTCACGGTGCAGTTCCCTCCCGCCACCAGCACGACAGCAGTAATCACAGCGACCTAACAAGGAATATACATGGCAATTCGTTACCCCCTAGTCCTGAACGGCACTACCATTGAAGAGCTTCAACTCGCTGACTCTATCGACTTCACCTCAGCGTCTATCTCAGGAGACCTGACGTTCACGGGTACCGGCGCTAGGGTAAAGGCTAATTTCAGTGACCCTATCGCAACCAATCGCCTGCTGTTCCAAACCTCAACAGCTAACAGCACTACGCTTGTTGGGATCATGCCTAATGGCACTGGCAGCACTTCAGGTATCTATGGCGTCAACAGCTCGACGTTGACCAATGCTTCATATTTCGACCTGCGCGTGTCGGGTTCCGGTAACGATGTTCGTCTGACTTCCGACTACTACGGTGCGGGCACGTACCTACCTATTACGTTCTACACAGGTGGCCTAGAACAAGTACGCATAACGGCGAACTCTGGTGCTCCGGCAGATTTCCAATTCAGCCAGTCCGGTACGCGGATAACGGGCGACTTCAGTAACGGCACTGCCGCTAACCGTGTGTTGTTCCAGACCTCTACCGCTAACAGCCCTACGGCTGTGGGTATCATGCCCCGTGGAACGGGCACTACGTCTATCATCTACGGCACCAATAGCTCTACCCTTACCAACGCATCCTACTTTGATCTGCGGGTATCCGGCTCTGGTAACGACGTTCGCCTATCTGCTGACTACTACGGCGCGGGAACGTACCTGCCTATTACGTTCTACACGGGCGGTGCTGAACGAGTACGGATTGATACTGCGGGTAACATAGGGCAAGGCTTAACGAGCGTCACAACTACAGGGTTTACTGGCGGGTACATTGCAAAAAGCTCAACCGCTTTTGGGCCTCAGCTCGTTTATGAAAATGCAACAAATGATTCTAGCGGCCCTTACTATATTCTACAAAAGGGAAGAGCGGGTGCCATCGTTCAATCTGGCGACACTTTAGGAAATTTCCAGCTCCGTGGATTTGATGGCACTAATTTTATACGAGGCGCATCCATAGAAGCCGCAGTAGACGGCACCCCCGGCACTAACGACATGCCCGGAAGGTTGGTGTTCAGCACAACGGCTGATGGTGCTTCTACTCCTACGGAGCGGATGCGGATTGATAATGCGGGTAGGGTGGGTATTGGATCAACCTCGCTAGCTGGATATGGCGTGCGGTTATCCAGAACCATTACGGGAAGCACTTTTTCTTATGGTTATTTTATTGACTCAACTAACGACGCGACGGTTTCAAATACGTTTATCGGCTATGGGTCAAATTTGGCAACCGCTAATGCGGTAACAAATGTTCGTCAATACTCAGCGGCGCAAGCTACGTTTACAGGAGCGGTTACAAACCAATATGGTTTCTTTGCCGACTCCTCTCTCACAGGAGCCACCAACAACTACGGCTTCTACTCAAACATACCCTCCGGCTCAGGCCGCTACAACTTCTTTGCCGCTAATACCGCTGACAACTTCTTTGGTGGCCCTATACAGGTCAGTACCTCTTCAACTTCTGCCGCTCTACGCATCACGCAGACTGGCTCGGGTAATGCTCTGGTAGTTGAAGATGAAGCTAACCCAGATGCAACTCCATTTGTGGTAGCGGCTGATGGACGGGTGGTAGCAGGCTATACATCGACGATAACTATTCCGTCCGGTGACGGCGGTCTGTATGGTGCAGGAATAGAAGCAATCGGCGCTTCTGGTGGCGCAGCCTCGCTCGGTGCGGTTTTATACAACAACGCTGCTGCTGGTTTTGCAGGCGCTGTATCCTTGGCTAAATCAAACTCCGCAACAGTGGGAACGCAAGCGCTTGTAGCATCTGCGGATTTACTAGGGGCCATTTACTTTAGCGGGTCTGATGGGACTAATTTCATACGCGGCGCACAAATCCTTGCCAATGTAGACGGCACTCCCGGCACCAACGACATGCCCGGAAGGTTGGTATTCAGCACCACGGCTGATGGTGCGTCTAGCCCGACTGAAAGGATGCGGATAAACAGCGCAGGGCGCTTTGCTTTTAACGCCACAATAGCTCCGTCGGCGCAAATGAAATACAGCGGTAATGCTACAGGCGCTACTGGCGTTTACTATCATTTCACTGATCCAACTGTACAATCAGATGTCACTGCTAACCACACTACTTACTTAAGCATACCCTCGACGCAAGCCACTGCCTTTACGTTAAATGTATTAACTCATTTCCAAGCCCAACAAGGTACAATCGGCGCAAGCTCTGTTGTAACAAACCAATATGGCTTCAATGTTCAGTCGAACTTAACCGGGGCCACCAACAACTTCGGCTTCTACTCAAACATACCCTCCGGCACAGGGCGCTGGAATTTCTACGCTAACGGTACGGCTGACAACTATTTTGCTGGCGCTGTTGGGGTTGGAGGTGTGCCTTATGCCGGGGCTTCCGTAGTTGTTTCAAAAAGCATCACAGGCTCAACCGCAGGTATTGGCATAGCTGTTGACGGCACCGCACAATCTGATGTAACCAACTCATGCCAGTCGTTTTTATCGCAAGCCAAAACAGCAGCGGCGGTCTTTACTCTAAGTAACTACTATGGTTTTAGAGCGCAACAAGCTTCTTTTGGGGCTGGATCAACGATTACAAATCAATACGGATTTGCCGCTGATAGCAGCTTAACAGGAGCCACCAACAACTTCGGCTTCCACTCCAACATACCCTCCGGCTCAGGCCGCTACAACTTCTACGCGGCAGGCAATGCTAGTAACTACTTTGCGGGTAATGTCGGTATAGGCGGTGATGCTAGTGTTGCCTTGGAGACATTTGCCAATGCAACAAACTGGGTAAGGAATAACTCTGCGGCGGGCATCCCTATTTTTGCTGCTTATCGGTCAAACGGGACAATATCGTCCAAAACAGTCGTATCTTCTGGTGATGAGGCGGGGCGCTTTGACGTACGTGGATTTGACGGTACTAACTTCATTCAGCTTGCGCAAATTAACTTTCATGTTGATGGTACTCCCGGCACCAACGATATGCCGGGGCGCATTGTTTTCCAAACAACGGCTGATGGGGCGTCTAGCCCGACTGAAAGAATGCGGATAAGCAACGCGGGCAATGTGGGTATTGGGCAAACCTCGCCCGCGTCAAGACTGCATGTTCGACAGGATCAAGACGGCACCACTAGAACCATTATTCAAAATAGGAATGGTTCAGGCACGCCATTGTCAGAACTAACCTTTATAACTAGCGCTTTTGATTTTTCAGATAATAGATACGCTTATATCCAGTCAGGCGGCGGCAGCAGCACATATCTTTCTTTTGGTACTTGTAATGCAAGTACACCCACTGAAAGGATGCAGATTGCAGCAAATGGTTATGTGGGAATAGGCACTGCCCCCGCCGCCCCTTTCCATGTACAAACAGCAGTCACTTCAAGTACCGCTATTATAGCAAACACAGGGGGCACTGAATGCTTTTTTATTCTAAGAAACTCAGTCACTACCTCTAACAACACTAGAATAGGTGCAATTAGCGCAGATTTGACCCTCACTACGGGCGGAACCGAAAGGGTGCGGGTTACGTCAACCGGAAATATCCACGGCACCTCTGGCACAACCGCTATGACAGACGGGTTCTTCTACATACCATCGGCTGCTGGCGCTCCGTCTGGTGTACCCACTGCTATCGCAGGTCGAGTACCGATGTATTATGACACCACTAACAACAATTTTTACGTTTATAATGGGGCTTGGAAGAAAGTTCTGTTGGCTTAATCAACTTAGGAAACACAAATGGCAATAGCAATCGAATGGATCATCACCCGTCTGGAAGTCGTAAACAAAGACGGCCTTAACAATGTCGCTATCCAAGCATGCTTCGATGTCAAAGGGTCAGATGGAGACCTACAAGGGTTTACGCAAAGCGATGTATCTTTTGGCAATCCTGATCCTTCTGCCTTTACACCTATTGAGCAGGTGACGAAGGAGCAGGCGGTTGCGTGGACAAAGAAGGCTCTGGGTGATAGAGTAAAGGAGTTCGAGGATCGCGTTATCGAGCAAATTGAAAGACAGCGCACCCCGCAACCGCAATCAATCGTCCTACCATGGATGCCAACCAACGAATCTGAAAAGGTCGCATAATGAAAGAAATCTCTCTGTTCCTTACCGTCGATGAAGTCAACGCTATTCTGGCTGTGCTGGGCGATCTGCCTACCAAGTCAGGAGCATTCCCTCTGGTCTTAAAGATCAAGGAGCAGGCTGAAGAGCAGGTAAAGTCTGACGAAAGCGAAGCGTAAGGAGTAACGAGATGGCCTTTGGCTTAAGTTCTAAGTCCTTGAAACGCCTTGGAGGGGTGCACCCTGACTTGGTGAAAGTCGTCAAACGCGCTATTGAGATCACACCTATTGATTTCGTAGTGATTGAAGGCTTACGGACGAAAGAGCGCCAGCAATATCTGGTAGCCAAAGGCGCATCCAAAACCATGAACTCCTACCATCTCACAGGCCATGCAGTAGACATAGCGCCACTCGTAGATGGGCAGGCAAGTTGGGATTGGAAGTATTACAGAGAACTAGCCCCTGCGATGAAGCAGGCGGCTAAAGAATTGGACGTAGATATTACTTGGGGCGGGGATTGGAAGAAATTCCCCGATGGCCCGCATTGGCAGATACCGAGATGAAACTGAACTCCTTCACGCAATGGCTTCTTGATCGACTGCAAGAAAAGACCTCGTGGTACGCCATCATAGGGTTTCTAGCCTCAGTGAATATCCATTTCAACTCTGAGCTTACTCAGAGTATCGTAGAGCTGGCAGCAGCCACCGCTAGTGTTGTAGCGTTCGTTACCAAAGAGAAGAAATAAGATGCCTAGTACCTATTCTCCCAATTTACGCTTAGAGCTTATTGGTTCCGGTGAACAGCAGAACGTCTGGGGTAACTCTACCAACAACAACCTCGGCACGCTGATAGAGAATGCTATCTCCGGTTACATTGAAATCCGTATGCCAGATTCTGACTACACTTTATCCGCGTTGGACGGTGCAAATGATGAAGCGCGTTCTATGTCGATATGGCTTACACCGTTTTTTACGCTTACCGCACCCAGAAATCTGATCGCCCCGGCAGTGCCCAAAGTATACATCATAGCGAATGCTACTGACGGCGGTTTTGCTGTAGGCATATCATCTGGTGGTGGATCACTAGGCGTTTACATACCCAACGGCACCACTCGGGTTGTCTTTTGCAATGGGGTAGATTTCTTCTACGCAGGAGCATACGAGCTTGAGGTTTTGACTCGCGCTGGGACTATTGCCGAAGTCGGACTTAAGTAAGAGGTTACAACATGCCCTTACAAGCACTTCAGTTCAGACCCGGAGTCAGTCGAGAATCTACCAGCTATTCCAACGAAGGGGCGTACTACGCCTGCGACAAAATTCGGTTTCGCTCAGGCTTCCCAGAGAAAATCGGCGGCTGGGTACAGCAAGGTGCACCATTTGACGGCGCTTGTCGGCACACGGTTGAGTGGATAGGACGGCGTGACTTTTTACTTCTTGGCGTAGGCACAAACCAAAAATACTACATATACAGTGGCGGGATTTTCTATAACATAACACCTATTCGTGCGACCTACACACTGGGGGCGAACCCTTTTCTACCTATTTACTCTACGCTGTCTGCAAGTATTTCTGACAGCGCTACTACCATTCCAGTTACAAGTGGTACCTCTTTCACCCGTGTAACACCCTACGTCATCAGAATTGATGCTGAGGAAATCTATGTAGCCAATGCTAGCGGCAACAGCCTGTACAACTGTGTCAGAGGCTATAATGGCACAACGGCGGCGGCGCATTCTTCAGGCGTTACAGTCGCAAGTTCTTGGGTGGTTGTAGCGAGCACCGCAAATGGCGCAGAATTGGGTGATTGGGTAACTTTTAGCGGCGCTACGACCTTTTCCACCTATACACTGGCGCAGCTTAATAACGAAGTCCGTATCGGTGCCACCGACCTAAACTACATAGCCTTTGACATAAACACCCTGAGCACTTCAGCCACTGCGGGGGGTGGCAGTTCGGTTGTTGCAGAGTATCAGATTCATGCTGGCGCAGCATATTCTATTTTGGGTGCGGGTTGGGGTGCTGGCCCTTGGCAGTCATTAGCCTATGGTACAGCTTTCTCTACATTAACTGCTACGGTCAATAGCAGCGCGACGACACTCGCTGTTGCTAGCACTGCGTCTTTTTCTGCCTCTGGGTACCTGATGGTGGACGCGGAATTGATGGCTTATACATTAGCCTCCCCCACTTCACTTACTGTTGTGCGGAGCGCTACAAATGCTAAAGGGCACATGGTAGGTGCCTCAGTCTATGACGTTGTGTACACAGCGGTAGGCAGAGCGTGGAATACTGCTTACACTTCCGCCCTATCCTCAGCGACTGTACGGCTCTGGAGTGGTGACACCTTTGGACAAGACCTTGTTTACAACTACGTTAACGGCCCTATTTACTACTGGGACGCAGTGGCTAACATGTCTGTTACAGGTATTGTCCTAGCCCCCGGAGTCGATATACTAGACCTCGCTGGTGCTGATGGCTACGCGCCCACTGTCGCGATCAGGGTTTTGGTGACTGACGAACGGTACATAGTCGCGCTAGGTTCGCCCGATACCGCTACAGCGGGGACTACCCTTCAAGACCCACTTATGGTTAGTTGGTGCAGTCAAGAACGCCCTGACATCTGGAACCCTGCTGACATCACTAATACAGCGGGCAATCAGCGCTTGACGTATGGAAGCAGAATAATCACTTCCGAAAAGACGCGACAAGAGACCCTGATCTGGACAGACTCCGCGTTGTACTCTATGCGCTATTTGGGGCCGCCCTACATCTTCGGGTTCAGTGTAATGTCTAGCGCGGTCTCCATTGCATCTATGAACGCGGTGGCTACTGCTAACGGCGTAACCTACTGGATGGGGTTGGATAAGTTCTA